AAATAAATACTTCTTCCCCTAGTTTTATTCGTAACAAAAAGTACTCTTCTTTGATTTCTGTTGGCTCATTTACCATAAAATAATTTATGTTATCGTTTAAATAATCCAATGTTTTCCATTTAAGATCTGTTGCAATGGTGTTACATATTTCGGTTACACATTCATATAATTCATCGGAATTTCTTGATCTCGGATTATAATTTGGTACATTAAAAAATCTTTGTATTACAATATTATTTTCTAATGTTAATATAAATTCGAATTTGGTAATGTCTTGAGTCTGCATAATCATTATTTTTTAAAGTTTAAATATCTTTTATTCTTTTCTTTTCTTGTTAATTTGAGGAATGGATTTAAAAATTTTATCCAGGCGTCGTCCGATTTTGGTAAAACATTAAAAATACCATCTTCCATCATCATTTTCATTGTGTTTTTATATGACCTACCTTCAGGATCAAGTGTTTCTGTCATCAATATTAAAATATTTTCCTTTGCCTCCTCTGTTAAAATTGGTTCGTCTAAATTAACTATCTTATCCACAATATAGTAAAATTCGTCACCGAATACACCATATTTAGTAACCCCAGTTAATAGATTTTGTACAAGTTTGTCCTCTTTATTTTGTTCAAATAAAAAGTTTGCTTTGTTTCTAACATAATCTAAAGTCAGGGGTTGAGTTACTATCTCAGGAAAAAGAGTTATGAGTCTTTTAACTCCAAGATATTTAATTCCTGCGATATTATCAGAATGATCACCACACAACATTTTCGCCAACTTAATATTTTCAATAAGAAGTTCTTCATGTTCGAATTTAAATGTGTCTTTCGGTTTATAAAGTCTTCTGTGTGATGGGTTATAAAGTTGTGTGTCTTTTGAAACGAGTTGAGTTAAATCGCCATCTGAAGAAAATATGATTTTCTTTTCATCAGGGGAATTTTTTACATAAAATGCAATACAATCATCCGTTTCACAATAATCATATTCACCTTGCCTTACATATATCTCTTCAAGATACTGTTTTACCCGATTTCTTTGGTAATTATATGAGTTTAATTCATCTTCAGTTCTAAGTCGAGACTTCCGATTTTCTTTATAATAACTATATATCTTTTTTCTTGACAGAGAGGCATCATTGCCGTCCCAAAACACCACAATTTTATCCAAATTGTAGTTTTCAAACGACAATCTTAGGGTATTTAAGAAATGATAAATTCCCCCGATGTGTTCACCATTAAAAAAGTAATTTTTAACACCATAAAATCCGATGGTTAATAAATTATCACCATCAACAATTAAAGTTGGCATTGCCGTTAATTTTAGTTATTCTTCAACATCTTCTTTTTCTATCCGAACATCGTCAATTTCATCTACCGAAATTCCGAGACGCTCACTAATATAATCCGCAGCGATTTTTTTGTATTCTTCAACAGATTTCTTTTCCTCACTATCATCTTTACCTTTCATAAAATCATGTGCGGTAATCAAAATTCGGCCATCTTCGTAACCTAAACCATTTACATGGTTTTTCATAACACTAACTTTGGTTCTGGTTGCAATCTTAACTTTTCTTTTGTCCTTCGTCATAGATATTCTTGTAATACCTGAATTCTTTTGGTTACCAAATAAAAATACCAATGTTGAATTTAACCAGATTGCTTCGCCACCTTTTGCTTTAATTCTCGGTTGACCATAAGGGTTATCTGGTAATTCGACCCATGGTTGATTACAAATAACTAATGTGTTTGTATATTTTTCGTCAGATCTTCTTGAACCAGTTATTCTCTGATTCAGTCCCATTCCTATTTTATCTGACAATACAGACGCGTTGTGTTGTTTACCACCTTTTCCCTCATAAGTCATTTTGCATGGAACAGAACCCACGGAATCCCACAAAAAACACAAATCATGAGGTACTTCATCCTTTGCTTGTGCATCGAGAACTTCATTTATAAAATCGGTGATTTGTTCAATATATTTAAAGTCATTTCGAAATATAAACATTCCCGTCCAATTAATCTCACCAGTGTTCTTATCTACCACTTTCTCACAATCAAAACCCATTAGTTTTGCATGATCAAATGTCCATTTTTGTTCTGTTATAATAAAAATTGGTAAAATTCCTTTTTTCTGTGCATCAATTGCTGTTTTAATCAATGCTGTTGTTTTTCCTGTGTCTGTATGACCCAAGAACATATTTAAATGACCCATTGCGGGTCCTGGTAATCCACACGCATTTAAAAATGCGTCTCCTAAATCAAAAAACCTATCAGGTTTAAATGATGCTTGTGCTGAGAATTTCTTCTGTATTGAAGAAAAATCTGTTTTCTTTATCGCCATATTATAATTTCATATTTAGTTTATTTTCACAATATCTTTCAATTTGTTTAATACATTCGAGAACAGTTATTTCTTTTCTCGTTTTTTTCCATTCGCCCTTCTTTTTTTGAAGATCATATGTATATATCGATTCTACAATACAATCATCAACATATATAATTTCAGATGTGTCATTTATCGTATGATTGAATAAAATACAATATGATATAGCACCTCCCATTGTTAATCTCTTATTTAAATTCTCTAAATGGCTCTTTTGACCCTTTTCCATTCTTTTTCCTTTTAATTTACCCTCACCTTGAAAAAAAAGATTACCATTTAAATCGAAACTAAAATCAATATCTGTTGGAGCAACACCTCTACGAAAAACTAAGTTTCTAAATGACATATTCTTAGATTGTTTAAATCGAGCAACTGATGCGACATATCCTGTTTCTACTCTTTCCGTACTGTAAGACATAACCCGAATTCTTTAAATCTTTGATAAAATTCTTCTACATTTTTCCCAAAATACATTATAACTTGTCCCTGAAGCGACGAACCTGTTGCTTCACCATTAATATCTAAAAACTTAATTCTACTTTTTACAAAACAAATCATATCACATTTTGACATAATATTTTGAAACCATTTGGTTTCTGTTGCATTATTAACCAAGACACATGCTTGATTAATGTTAGGTAATTCATTAACTAATTTTTTGGTGAAATCATCTACGAGTGAATTATTATATGGAGGATTCATCCATATATTTCCATACCATGGATGAACTAAACCACTATTTTCTTTAGTATAAATAATCTTAGCCCGAACAATTTTGTTACCAATTTCTGAAGATGCTGGGTCTAAATCAATAAATCCCATTACATTTCTTGCGGCTTCAATAAATTTTGGAGGTGTGTACCATTCATATTTACCACTATTATTACTCACATGGACAGTTACTTTTTTATAAGCCTCAATTAATGAAATTTTACCTAATAAGAATTCTTCCTTAATTTTATCACTGCCCTTTTCTTTGATTTTATTAAGCTTTTTAATGTCGGAAGCGTCTGATGAGGATGATAGAGATGCCATCAAATCAACTATTTGAATATCAAATTGTGATATATTATCCATATAAAGTTAAGAGTTTAAAAATGCCCGTGTCTTTCGACACGGGCTTTTGATTAATTTAAAAAGGAAGATCTTCGTCTGGATCCTCATCAACTTGTGGGTCTTCGCTTATATCAATGGGTGCGGTTGAACCTATTGTTGCTTCACCCTCTGACATTGATACCCATTTTTTATTATCGGTATCCCATTTTGGTGTCTCACCATTTGCTACCATTTCAAGATATTCTTCTGGTTTTTTAGAATAAACATCTGACCATGTTAATTGATCATTAAGCCATTCTTCAACCTTTTTTGAATCATCGCTCAACGGAGCAGGATCTTCAGGGATGATAGAACTTATATTGGTATATTCTCTACCTGAACCTGGGTTTTTGGTTAATGATAACGATAAAGTTAAATCACGACCTTTTTCTATGTCGGTGATATCTCCTTTATTACGGAAGATCGGGAATATTTTATCAAAAATTCCTTCTTGTTTTGAGTTGTGTTTAAATCTCCAGAATTTTGGTCCATCTTGCTCATGGTCTCTGTCAATTACTTTCACAATATAGAATTTGCGTGAACGATATGTTCTAGCTAATTCCTTATCAGATTCAATACCCGTCGATTCTAGGCCCTCTCTCACCTCATTCAATGGTGATCTTTTTCCTTCTTGCTCTGGGTCATACAGTTTAATCCATTTTCCATCTACTTGGATCTCATGGAATTTAACTTCAACAAACGGTGATGAACCGTCTTTTGTTGGTAGAATTCTAATGCGTCTTTCGTCGTCCCTTTTACCTTTCGGTAAAACAGTTGTAAAATACTTCTTCAGGCGGTCTTCCTGAGATGCGAATTTGCTGCCGCTTGCGGCCTGTTTGTTTCTCTCGTACTGTTGTTGTACTGCGTCAAATAATGTTCCCATAAAATTAAAATTTAAAGTTTAAAAATAGTTTATTAGTCAAAATATAC